CCCTGAATAGGCCAATTTTTCAATTCGGTAGGACTGAATGACAGACCTTTTTTGTATTCGTTAGGGTACTTGTTAAAAATGTAATGTCTACCTGTAGGGCTTTTGTGAAAGTAGGTGTACACCGGCCCGCTTTTATCTGGGTCATAGCTTACTGCTGCCCCCTTCTCTGCTTTTAGAATTATGTCTTCATGGTATTTTTTAACTCCTGTATATCTTTTGTAGAATGTGTTAATAAAGTTCTTAGCTGTTGCTCTACTACAACCGCTTTGCGCCATAAGCGTAGCAATACCTCCCCCGTAAACAAGTAGAAAGCTGAATCGCTTAAAGGGTTTCCGCTCTTTGTCTGTTGGATACCTACCATACATTTCATTATACAGCTCACAATGCATGTCTCTGCCGTTGTTAATGTCCTCTATCAGTTGTTTGTCGTTAGCTAAATAGGCTAGTGCAACCATCTCTAGTTGGCTGTAATCTAGCTCTAATATATTCCCAGCATCTCCATGCCTACTAATGTAGGCACGCTTCACGTCCCCCGTCTCCGTCTGGTTCTGTAGGTTAGGATTAGTAGATGACAACCTCCCCGTCTTGGTAGCGCAGTGGTTCAGAGTAGGTATATGTTGTTATCAGGAAAACGTAATTCTAATAACCCCTCGTAGTAGGTGTCTTTAATCTTACTACACTCACGAATAATAAGTAGTTGATGTGCCACAGCATCTCCCTCCACCGATAGCGCTGTTAACACACGGTCGTCCGTCGAGTAGTACCCACTCTTACCTATCTCTCCCATAGGTGGGTGTTTCCCTTCCAGCGTGCGTGTTTTAAGTACAGTTTTTTTACGAACATTACCATTCTTGTATAAACCATCCTCTATCTTTTCTTTGTATTGCTCCTCTCCACCAAAGAAGTATAGTGATAATTGTTTAGGGCTGGCTGTATCTAAGCCTGGTACTAGAGTTGCTACTGCGGCCTGCGCCTCCTCTAACACATCTGCGTACTTATCACGCTGCTTCTCAACATACGTCCAATCCACACACATGCCGTTACGATGCATCTCTATAGTTGCACGTAGTGCGTCCATCTGTGTGTGCATTAACGGTAAGATGTCAAATGCTTCTGCTTCATCCATTTGTGCTTGGAATATCTTAGCAGTGTTGACTACATCCCCCTCTAAATAGCTCACCAATTCTGATTTAGGTATGTCCTCCGTCTGCATACCTGCCTTCCAATAGGCTTTGATACGGTCATCTTTCAATGCGTGCGCACCGATATACTCTGCGGTCAACTCGTCTAACGATGCATACAGGTGTTTCTGTCCACTTAATAAATAGGCAGCTAATTGAGTATCCCATATACGGGGTAGTGTGTCCACCGTATCACGGTAAATGTACAGTAAATCAAACTTGACATTATGCCCGATAACCATGTCTGCACCACCACACAGTGTGCGTAATGGCGCTAAGTCTAAACCATGCTCACTATACTTGTGAACATAAGCATCCCCTACATATAAATGCCCGTATGCGATTACCTTGTTCCCCCTCCACATAGGGTTGCCGCTGGTATTACCTACAGGGCAGCGCACAGTCGTTTCAAGGTCTACCACTAGGTTTTTTGCCAACATGTGTGGCTCTGGTGTCATCTGGTTTTCCATTTGCTTATGTACCTCGCTTTTGATGGTTCAATCTCTACTTCAAAACAACCATGCCTGTGTGCCTCCAGTGTCTCACTACCACCAAAGAGTTTATTCTTAGGTATGTGGATAAACCTCTGTAAATCCATTGCAGGCTCGTTACTCTTACCTATGGTAACAATTGCATCCGCTTCACCAATTTTATCTGTCTTACTACCTCGTAGTTGATTCATTTGTATCCATTTCTCACCCTCCCCTGTGCCGTCTACTTGGCTGATGGCAATCACTGGGCAATAGTCTTTTGCCACATCTCGTGCCCACTCATACAACTGTCCAATACGTAAATCCTCCCTGTCTTGCTTGAACCCCTGCACCTTGTCCAACTGGTCAAATATTATAAGCCCAGGCTTGTACTCGTTAAACAATCGTGCTATTTTATGTACGCTCTTAATGCCCGAATCGTCATCGAGAATTAGAAAGCGGTCGCCTCCTGCTGCTATAAATTTGCTTTCACAAAGTGCTGTATCACTCAACAACTCTCCACTAGTAACTTGGTTGAAAGCTTGAATAACCCGCATCATAACTTTATTACTTGCTTCCTCGTTATTAATCCAAATAACATGCTCGTCAGGCTGTAGCTGTGACATCATGTAGCTTGCCTCACTAGCTGTGAAAGTTGTCTTACCTGTCTCTGGTCGTGCTGCTATGATGATAAAATCCCCCTTACGAATTGGTCCTAATGCCACATTTAGTTCCTTCAGTCTCCACCTAAGCCCTCCTGCTGCAACAACCTTTGAGAGATAGTCTAAGGATGGCTTAACAAACACATCATCCTTCTCTACCCTTGTACCTATTTCCTTTTTGTATGCACTTAGCAGTGGCTCTATGCTGTCCAAATCACCACCCATACCTGTACCTATCTTCAAACACACATCATAAATTTGTGTAGCGTAGTCGGTTTGAATCAATTTACCCAATAAATCCTTAACAATAGGTGAAGGATTGTCTAGAGCATCTTCTAGGTTGTCGAATGCAATCTCGTATGCGGATGGGTCTTTAACTTTCCTGCCCTTTACAATGGAAAAGAATGTGCGAAACTCTGCATAGTTAATTTCTGTACGTGTAGGGTAGTTGTCCCAATACTCACCTAGCACATTAAATATTTCCAATGTAATTGGGGATACATTGTGCTTCTTTACATGCTCCTTAAACCGATTGTAAGTATCTTTTTTGCTAGTGACAACCAGTAAATCTATATCATAACTCATTTATATCTCCATGTCTATTAGAACATCTAACCCTAGTTCTTTTGGTTGTTGATTAAAAATTGCAGCCATGTTAGGTGCTACTGGTGCAAGTTCTTTAAATAGTTTTTTAGCCGCAACCTGTCCTGCTAGGTCGTCATCTAACCACATCACAACATGCAGCTTCCTGTACTTCCGCACAACTTGTAGTGCTGAAGCGTCTAGCTTCGTACCTAGTAAACATAACGTAGGATACCCTGCATAACTTAATTTATAACTACTAAGTAAATCCTCTACTATTACTAATGGTTTAGTACCTATATTATTTATATAACTATAGTGTTGTTTACTATAAGTAAGGTATTTAGGTGTTTTATTATACCTCCTCACCTGGTACCCTGCAACTCCACTACTAGCCATAACTGGTAACACTATTCCGTCCTCAATCTCTTTAATCCCAAACCGCCTGCACATATCGCTATTAAATTCATATTGCCCCAACCACAACTGCCCTTCAATCCTAAATTTATCATATTCCACCTCTGTTGTCAACCCCTCGTAACTAGGTAGTGTCCTGGATGCAACTGCGGGGGTTGCTGTTGCGCTCCTAATGCGGCTAACTGTCTCTATCTGTCGGTAATATCCACTATCTCCACAGTTGTGGCAGTGCCACAAATAAGCACCGTCCACATTCTTGATGTACAAACGTTGTCGATTGTCCACACCATTAGGGCAGTCTGCATGATTATACTTGCCCTGCATACCTTCGTCCAGCTCCTCAAAATCAGGTGCGTTATTTATAAGCGTTGCCAGTGCCGCTTTACCGTAGTGTGTAGCCATTTTAGCCAAATACCTTAGTAAATAATTCAGAACACTCTTACTGTCGTCAGGTGTAAGCTTGTCTAAGTAGCACACTTGCAGCGCATACTGTGTGCTGTACCGCTGCTGCTTGCGTGCCCAATTGATAAGGGTGCGGGGGGATATTGTAAGTCCCAACCTTCCTTGTTGATATGCAGCACGCACCAATGATGCAAACCTCACCATATCTGTAGCAGTGTTTCTGCCCACATTGCTCTTACTAGTAATGATGTCTATCTCATGCTTCTGCTCAAGATAGCCCAGTCGTATAGTGTTAGTGAATCGGTCAATTGTAGCTGTATTTTGTATGCCCACACCTGAAAATGCACCTGTAGTGTCCCCTTGCCCCACTGTGTTTCCTGCAAATATCAGTCTAAAATTAGCATGGGGCGTAATCATCCTATCTTCACTTGTCCCTGGCTTTTCCTTCAAGTACAAGTAACCACCGTCTTCTAATAGATTCTGCATTCCCATAGCTATCTCTGCGGGCATTAGTTCCCATTCATCCACTAGGCACACTGCCCCATACTTAACTGCTTCTGTGATTGCGCCATCTTCCCACACTGTAGCGCCTCCACGCACTACCAGTGTACCAAATAACGCTGCACTTTCAACATCCCCACTCATGTTAATGCGTATCAGTGGTCGATTTAACTTGGCACAAACATGCTTCACTAGCGATGATTTCCCGCTACCAGTAGGGCCTGTGATGAGTGTTTTGTCGCCATCCATCACACCTGCTACCAATAGCGCTGCTGCTTCCTTTTGTACGATGTAATTAGATTCACACGTAGGGATAAGTCGTGCAATTGCTGTGTCTGTAGGTGTGTCTAACACCTGTACGCCAAAGTCACCTGGTTCAGGTGTATATTTAAACACTTCACTAAACCGCACATGATTCGCAAGCAATGTGTGCGGCTCTTTCTTAATGGGTTTAGTACCCTCTTCTTTACGGGTTTCGTTAAGGTGTGCTGCTATTGCCTTCGCTACCCTGCTATTAAACTCGTCAGACATGTTAAATACTCCTATCAATAATTGTTAAAATTGTACTTGTTAAATTCTCCGTATCGTTAACCACTACGTGTTTTTTATAAAAACGGGTAACGTTACTATCCATAATGCCCACCCCATAGACATCAATGCCTCTTCGTTCTGCATCTTGCACTGTCTGTAGTGTGTACGCCTCCACGTCTCCGGCACGTTTTCTCCCTGATGGGCTGCCATCCGATAGCACAATGAGCACTTTGCGATGTTCCTTCCGCTGCACTAATCGTGCTGTTGCATAGGCGATGGCATCTCCATCTGTGTTTTGCCACAATCCACCGCTAACCCTACTAAACCGCTTGATAATTTCTGCCTGTGCCACCCTCTCTCCATACTCCGTAAACAACCAAATTATGGGGTCTTCCTCATCCACTGTATTTGTAAACCCATACACTGAATATGCAATGTTTAGTGGCTTTAATGCCTCTGCCAATGCTCCTGCTCCTGTACACGCCATCTCAAACTTTCTACCAGACATACTGCCACTACAATCTACCAGTAGGCAAACAACTGTGTCTGTTGTGTCGCTTACAACACGCTGACGAAACACCCTTGCTGCGGCCGCAGTGTCCCCGCTAAGGATGCGGTGTAAGCTCCCATTGTGCAACTTACCCTTTTTCGTACCATATTCATACCTATCTCTGCTACGTGTCTGCAGCTTGATGCGTAGTTTGTTTGTAAGTGGTCTAACGTTAGTGGTGATGTACTTACTAACAACTCCCTCCTTAAACTTCCCTCCAGCACTTAGGTATTTTGTTATTTTATCGGGCAATGCCTCCTTAAAGCCACAAATAATGTAGTCTTTAGCCAGTGGGATTGCATAACTTCCACTCCCCAAACGCCTGGGCTTTAAATGTATACCTGTCCTGGTCGGTGTATGTGTATGCCCGATTGCGTCCAATAGCTTGCTGACAGTAATAAGTCGGTCTAAATCGTCGTCCAACACGCTGTCACCTTCTCTCGTCTCCTCCTTCCCCTTATACTTCTCTGCGTCCTGGTCGTATAGGTCTTTTAAAATACG